ACCAACATGGCGTCGATGCAAAGGCTGAAATGTGGAAACTTCCGGCGGCTAGGGTAGCGTCATATGCCGAGAAAGATGCTGATTTGACTCTAAAGCTATGGAAGGTACTGCATCCAAGGCTCATAGAGGAGGACTGTGAGCAAATACTAGAGCTAGAGACATCATTACTGCCCATTATCTTTGAAATGCGTCGTAAGGGCATACGGGTGGATTTAGAGAAGGCTGAGAAGACTAAGAAAGACCTCCAGGCAAGAGAGAACAAATTGCTCAGGGAAGTTAAGAAAGAAACTGGCGTGGACATTGAGCCATGGAACGCGATCAGTCTGTCAAAAGCATTCGACAGTTTAAAGCTGACCTACGAGAGAACAGAGAAAAGCGGTGCGCCAAGCTTTACCAAGCACTTTTTAAAGACTCACGAGCATCCTATCGCCAAGAAGATACTGGAGATACGAGAGTACAACAAGGCTAACACTACGTTTATTGATACAATTTTAAGCCATCAACACGATGGGCGGATACATTGTCAGTTTAATCAACTGCGGAACGATGAAGGCGGTACGGTGTCTGGGCGATTTAGCTCATCGCACCCTAACCTACAGCAGGTTCCTGCACGGCATCCGGAGATAAAGACCATGATCCGTGGTCTATTCTTACCGGAAGAAGGTTGCCAGTGGGGCAGTTTTGATTACAGCGCCCAAGAACCACGGTGGTTGATGCACTTTGCTGCGCTCACACCAGACACCCGCGACCATCCAAAGGTAAAAGAGATTGTAACTCAGTATCAAAAGCAAGACTTAGACTTTCACCAGATGATAGCTGACTTAGCTGGGGTAGAGCGGTCCCACGCTAAAACAATTAATCTGGGAATTATGTACGGCATGGGACTTGGTAAGCTTGCGGCAGTGCTAGGTGACATACCGTTTGAAGAAGCCAAGGCATTGCGTAAAGACTACGACGATAAAGTGCCTTTTATCAGAGACTTAGCCTCGGCAGTCATGCGCGCGGCATCGCAGAAGGCTCAGATCAGAACAATGATGGGGCGCAAGTGCCGGTTTCCGATGCGAGAACAGCGCTCCTATAGCAAATTAAACAAGCCCATCCACTTTGAAAAGCTCGAAGAGCAGTGGCAAGAAATCTTAGATACACCCATGGAAGAGCGCCCAGACAAATGGGGGACGCTCGACCCTGGACGATACCGCGTTGCGTTTACATTTAAAGCACTAAACAGGTTGATACAAGCCTGTAGCGCAGACCAAACTAAAGTTGCCATGCTCCAATGCTATGAGGCTGGGTACACGCCCATGCTGACAGTGCATGACGAGCTGTGTTTTTCTATTGAGAATGAACCAAGTGTTAAGGAGATAGTGGATATCATGGAGAATTGTGTGCCTGAGATGCAAATACCATCAAAAGTAGACTACGGATTATCAGAAAACTGGGGGTTAGCCAAGTAATGTCATATGTAATGAGCAACATTCCGCACTTTAAGTGCTGGGTCAGAAGAGAATTTACACACAACCACGATCAATATCATGGTGAATTTATCCATGCCATGGCGATTGCTGTAGCAACTATCCCTGATAGATGTTTAAGCTTTCATTTAGTATTTACCGGGGCGGAAAGCGATCTAGATGATTCGCAGAACGTCCATGGAGGGGCGATGTGGGCTCGTATGCCGATAACCGCACTTGTTGCTGACACGCCGTTGGAACAATGGCCTGAGCAAATGCCTGTGCCTTTAGCACAGCCCTGGGACTGTAGCTCCCACCACCATGCGGTTTTTCGCCTAGAAAGGGTGTCATCTAGCCCGTGGTTGTGTAAGATAGATGGTGAATTTCATACAGGACGGTATATGTTTACCGTTGAGTATACTGAGAGCGATATTGCGGATGACCCGGCGCAGCACAAACAGAGCCATGTTATTGAGTTGACAGACGCTGGAAGGTACACTGGTAACATCGTGGCATTGCCAAACAACAGGGTAAGAGCAACAAGCCCTGCATTATGGGAAACAGGTGACGGACCACCTGACTTTAAACCAAGTCAATGGGCGCATAGCGCGGAATGTGATGACAGCTATATGAGTCCAGAGATAACATTTAACAACTTGTATGCAGGAGAAGATGACAATGATGAAGAAGAAAGGTTACTCGAAGGGCGGGATGAAGAAGAAGGGCTTTAGTAAAGGCGGAATGCCCATGAATCCTGACACTGGTAAGCCAACATTTGTTGGTGACGGCAAGGGTAAAATGGCTGGCGGTGGCTCTGCAATGAAGAAGAAGGGTTACTCAAAAGGCGGTGCAATGAAGAAGAAGGGTTACGCTAAAGGCGGTGGCTCTATACTGAATAAGAAAGGCTACGCTAAGGGCGGGGCTACTCGTATATTCTAAATGGCTAGGAAAAAAGAAAAGCCTATCCGTAAGACCACTAAGGGAAAAGGCGCTAATTACCGCCCCACTAAATCTGGGGCGGGAATGACAGAGAAAGGCGTTAAAGCTTACCGCCGGAAAAACCCTGGCAGTAAGCTAAAGACAGCGGTTACCGGGAAAGTAAAAGCGGGTAGCAAAGCTGCTAAACGTCGTAAGTCATACTGCGCTAGGTCCTTAGGTCAGTTAAAACGAAGTTCAGCTAAAACAAGAAATGATCCTAATTCTAGGATAAGACAAGCTCGAAGAAGGTGGAAGTGTTACTAATGGCTACTAAAGACGCATGTTACAGAAAAGTTAAAGCTCGATACAAAGTTTTCCCCTCAGCGTATGCAAGCGGCGCTATCGCTAAATGCAGAAAAGTTGGAGCCAGTAACTGGGGCAACAAAACAAAACGCGCAGAAGGCGGAATATCTGTTAAAACCAACGGATGTGGCGCGGTGCTGTCTAAGCACGGTGGACGAGAAGTTAAGATATACTGATGGCTGTTCGCAAAACAAAAAAAGGCGCTGACCTTAAACGCTGGTTTAAGGAAGAATGGGTTGACGTAAGAACAGGTAAGCCTTGCGGAAGAAAGAAAGGTGAGAAAAGAGGAACGCCTTATTGCAGACCAAGCAAGCGTGTTTCTAAGAAGACACCTAAAACGTCTAAAGAACTTACTGCATCAGAGAAGAAGTCTAGAGTCGCTCAGAAAAAACGATTAGGACAACCACCTGGCAAGCCTAGAAGAGTTGCATCTGTTAAAAGAAAAACAGTTAGGAAACGAACAGCCTAGCGACGTTAATAATCGCCCCATACTTTTACTTTAGTTCCACCCCAATACTCAACAGCTAACCCAGCTTCAATTAACTTCTGGTTAATACTGTTGCCATCAAAGTCCCACAACACGCCAAGAATACGACCGTACTTACCGCGTCCCTGAGACTCCAGCACAAAACCATCGCAACAAAGTTCTGTGAGTAAGTCTTTGGCTTGTAAACCCAATTTCTTTTCAGCAAGGTCCCTGGTCCGTGATTCAGGGGTATCTATCCCTACAAGACGAACCCTTTGTTTAGCTAAAATAATTTTAAACCCCAGATCTAAGTTAACGTCTACCGTATCGCCATCGACAACTCGGTCTAGCTCGCACTTATAAACAAAAGGCTTTGCCATTATTTTTTACTCATCCAAGCAGATGTTCCCATGTATGCACCTACCACGCCGGCTTGTGCAATGTAAAACAGCCCAAGTAAATCAGCCAGCGCCGATACTCTTGACTCAGATACTATAGGGCTAAACAAAATCAAGCTAAACACCAGCATAGAACCCATGGCTATCCACGCCATTTTCTGTTGTGCGTCAGCTTTTTCTTCTCGAAGCTCTAACTCCATCAACTCTTGTGACCGTTGGATCTCTTCGTCAGAGACAATGCCATCACCATCAAGGTCAAACTCAGCATACTTACTGTCATCAGCTAACTTCTTAGAAGTCTTTTTCTTAACCACTTTTTTCGTTGTAGTCATGTCATTCTCCCACTTGTCGCATTCTATCAACCAATCTCTGGGCTCGGTTAGTTACTTGCATATACCACTTGGAATCAATCATTGCATCTGCTGCTGCGTTCCAATCTCCTTGGTCCACGGCCCTACGCATATCTTTAAACTTAGACAGGTTGGTTCGCCCTAAATTAAACATCATGTTAGCAATGATTAGCTGTACCTCTTCCGGTAAATCAAAGAAGTCATCGTATAACGCCAGGCATTCGTCCACGGTTATCTCAATATCTGTTGCAAAACAACTGTCTACCCGGTCATCGTCTATCACATCGCCTACCTGGAGCAAGTACTCTGGGTCGTTTTCCGTGACCAAATGACCAACGCCAAAGGTTTTCTTGCCTAAATGGTCTAGGTAAATAGCGTAGACACAGCCTTCGTCGTTTTTAATTTCTTCTTTTAACTGCTCTGTGTTCAAGAGATTAGTCCTGCTATGCCCATTCGAGCTCGTTCTCGTTCAACATCACTTGCGTTCATGGATAGTGGTCTGGCAAGAGGAAGTGGGTCCAAACGAAAATCTGTTTCAGGTTGTTTTAACATATCCGGATCTACCGATATTTTATCTCGAAGTTCATCTAAAGAAATACCAGAAGGAAGCCTTTGACCTTTTGATGCTTCTCGTAACATCATCCCTTGTGGACTTTCTCTGTCTTGACCAACAGCGGTTGTTCCGGTAATCCGTAGCCCTTCTCTTGTAAAACTATCAATAATCTTGTTTGTCCAGTAAACATTAACTTGATTATAAAAAGCTTTCCCTGCATTTTTTTGAGAATATTTTGCCGGAACTATCCCATCAGCAATTGCTTTGCTGTAAAGCTGCTCTCTCATTTGGGGGGATGTAAGGATTTTTAAAAACGTAGGGTTTCTAAAAAGTCTTGCGCCAACAGCAGAACCCGCTAAACCAGCACCTGCTGTAAGAGCAGCGCCAAAATGACCAAGAACTGCGGCAAGTATTGCGCCACCTCCAGCAAGTCTTGCTGTTGCTCCTGCAAAAGCAACGCCTGGGCGGTCTACATTAGAAACTTTAATAGAATCTTGAGCTAATTTTTCTAAATTTTTAAAAGTTTCCTTACCCAACATTTTTTCAAGAACACCATTTTTATTTTGTTGCTCTAAAACTTTAACGAAATTTTTACCCCACTCACCTTTTTGAATAGCGTCTTGACCTGCGGCAGTAAATAAATCATCAAAATTAGCGCCTTTCAAAATGCCTAACAACGTAGCATCTTTTAATCCGCCTTCTTTAATTAACTCATCCCTACCAAATGTTTTTACTAATTGATCGTAGCTTTTAGGATCTTTTAATACCGCTTGCACAAGGTCATCAGCAGAATCTATTTGCCCAGTAGATAAAGCTCTTGCAACCGCTGTTTGACTTGCTTCAGCGGCTTCATCAATAGATTGTTTGACCGCATTAGCTTGTGCTTTAAGTCCAACATCGCCTATCGAATCAATTTGCCTAGCAAAATCATCTGCGTTTTTTGCGCTAAGAAGATATGTATCACTAAGAGACTCTCTTAAAATATTAGCAGTTTCATTACCAAAGAGGGTGTCTTGAACTTCTTTTCCTAATCCCTTAAAAGAATTATTTAAAGCAATTGCGTCAATGGTAGTTCTATTGACCGGACCTACTGTAGATTCTCGAATAGCGTTTTTTAACCATTGACTAGCTACGTCTGTGCGAATAGCCGTCCTTAAATCTCCGGGGTTAGCTCCTGACCTAGCTTGAACTACCAAAGTGTCTAAACCATCTAAATACGGTTTGACCATCGTTTGCCAGTAGCCATCTTCTTTTGACATGCCCTGAACAAAATCCGGAAGTATTCCTGTTGTATTATCTAACCCAGCTTCTTTTAACAATGCATTTCCAGCAATAACGTCCCCTTCTTCAAACAATGCTTTTGCTTGTAGTATGGTAGCGTCTGCTCCCGGTTCTGTTAGCCTTGCTGCGTTACCCACTGTTGGTGTAACCGCGTCTAAATAAATTTGTAGATTTTTAACATCCCCGTCTTTTATTAAAACGTCAAGGTCAGACAGGTTTCTTCCCCCTGTTTTAGCTCTAGCGTTTTTTAAAATTGCGTTTACAGCTACGTTATTAAACTTTTCTTGTCCCTCAGCGTAAAAAAGATTTGCTTCTTTCCACAAACGAAGACCTTCTTTTAAGTTAGTTAATTCTGCTGGAGCCGCAGGAATAAATTTTTCGTAAAACTGAGCATCATAATCTGCTTTTGTAAACAAACCTTTTTCCACCATATCAAGGGTGATATTTGACCCAGATTCGGTCATTGCTATAGACCCTCTTACAGGGCTGTTGTAATCAGGTACTATTTTACCGCCCTGACTAATTATCCGTTGAGTTTCGTCAAACTTACCATCTATAACCCCGCCTAACGATTTTATTACTTTACCAACTTCGCCAGCTCCAAAATTAGCCACTACTTCTGGGTCTTTTGCGGCTACTGTAAGAACAGACTTTAAATTTTGTAAAGTCGATATGTCAGCGCCACCCTCTGCTTGAAGTTTTTTAATTGCGTTAAATATAGAGCTTTCTTTTACAGGAATACCTAAACTAGTAAAACTGTCCTCAAGAATTTTAATTTGATCTACAACAGGCGTTAAATTAAACTTTGTTCCGGTTCCTTGTAAAAGATCTCCTGCATTTTTATACAAAGCGTTTGAACTTGCTTGAAACAAAGCCGCAGAAGTTTGAAGCCCATCAGAAAATTCCGTCGGCAGTCCTTTTACAGGGTTAAATCTTTTTTGCAATTGGTCTAACTGTTTTGTTATTACGTCATCTAAATTTCTTCTAGCGACCTTAAAAGCCTCTTCTGGGTCAGATAATTGATCGTCTAAATTTTTTGCTAAAGCTTTAGCCTCCGTATCAATTAATAGCTTACCTTCTTCCGTTGTAATTTTTCCTGCACCTATGTCGTCTAATACCCCACGAATAAACTGAGAGTTTCTTGCTCCAGGATAAGTAGGGGGCATTACACTTTCTGACAATGATTGCCCTGTTCCAAGAATAGATTTGCCTGTTGAAGTAGTTATTGTAGGACTAGCTCCGGCAGCAATTAACCCTCTCATGTCAGCCAATGCTTCTTCTTGGGCTATTTGTTTACCTACTTTTTCTGGAGAAGGGTACAGTACATTTTTAATAGCCTGTAACCCTGTATCAGTTTCTCGACCTTCTTTAATTGCGGTAGAAATTTCTTCTGCTCTAGCCTGACTGTACTTGGGTCCAGGACCTTTAATTAGCCTAGCAGCACCACCAACAATGGCTCTTCCAACTCCCTCTCCAAGAGCGTTAATAACTCCTTCTTTTGCAATTTTAGCCATAACATCGCCAAGAGACTGTTTGTTAAGCCCTTGAAGATAATCTATAGCTTCATCTCCAGCAGAAAATGCGGCTGCTGTTGCGCCAACTCCTGCCATTCCAATTAAAATAGGAG